GGAGTAGTCAGACTCCATTCCTTGAATCTGGTTTATTATCAAGTCAAGCACTGACAGTGAACCGCGGACTTCCAACCGTTCTACCTGTGCCCGGCCATCAGGAAATATCCCTGCACCCTTACCGGCAATCATACTGTCTACAAACTCGCCGAACTCGCCGCCTGCAAGGAGTTTCAAAAGATATTCAGTCTTATCGGACTTGTCTTTCCTTAAGAAAGAGACCAAAGACCTGCGTGCCGAGAATACATTGCTGTCGGAAGGGGCTGTCGTATCGTTCGTCCTGATTATATAAACCCCGTTTCCGCCGCCGGTATATGTCTGCCCCTTGTAGGTCAGGGAATCAATCTTGTCTTCCATATCCCCGATACGGGAATAGGGCATGCTCTCGCCGATTATGTATGCAGGGCTGTCCCAAGGCTTGTCAAGGTTGAACTCCCAACCGAGTATGCGGCTGTCGCGCCCGTTCTCAAAAAAAGCCCTGTTTACAAGGAACACTTTCTGCCCGAACTCATAGAAGCGTCTCAGCCGGTCGTTATACACCCATTCGGAATCAAGGGTCGTGTTATATGTACCGTCATCCCTTTTGCGTCGGTCGGCATACTCCTGCGCCTTTCCCTTAAGCTCCTGTTCGGCTTCGGGGGTATATCTGTCAGACACAAGCTGGATGTTGAAACCGGAAAGGACATACTCGTCGCCGTTTTCCGGACGAAGGGTATCATCGGGAAGCATACGCCCGTAATCCTCGTTTCTCACGATTTCCCAAAGCTGTGCGCCGCGCATGTCGTCTTTGGGGTCGGGATTGAAAATGACACCGAATTCCATGCCGTTAAGTTTGCCGGACTGGAACCGGATTCTCAGTTCCTGACCTTCGATAAGATATTCATCCTTGAACTCCAGCCCGGTATCCTTGTAGCGGTAGTAGGTGACGGTCTCTTTCGTGCCGTTCTCGTCCTTTACCTCTTCGGTGCGGGTATGCACGTCGGATAATGTGCCCGTACGCCGGGGATAGACATTTTCAAATACGACAATATCCTCTATCGCTTCCTCTTCGGACATGTCGGGATACACATCAATGTAAGGCGTGTCCGCGGGAAGCATCAGCCTGCGCTGGACTACGCCGTTGACAACCGTCTGTTCATCCACGGGACGGTAGTCTGCCGGAATATTCCGGGTAGAGCCGAACGCATAGATTCTGGTCGCATAAGTACCTTTGCTGTCGCTGCGGGTCATGGCTGACGCTTCAACCCCTAACTCGATTCTGACGGAATCACCATATTCATTTCGCCCAAAATGGATTATGTTATCCGTTATCCAGCAGTCACAGTCCCATTTCTCCTTATCGGCCATGGAGAACAGGGCGTCAAGAAGGTTCATATTGTCGTACCTCATCGCAACGGCCTTGTTCTCCACTGTGGAATCTATGCTGAACTCAAACTCTTTTCCCTTGTATGTATATCCGAGTGCCTTCAGGTTGCGGAGGAATACGCCGAGTTGCACGTCAAGGGGTGCGGTCAGAGACCATGAAGCCTCATAGCCGGCATGTTCGGGAGTGTACTTGAAAATCTTGTTCTTCCACTTCCAGTAATACGCGTCCATGCGCAGCTCATAGTCATATCCCCCGGTAGAAGCATTGAAGGCAGGTTTCTGCAAATCCACTATCTCATAGACCTTGGACAGCAGTCCGCCCAGGGACTCGTCAAGCACTCCCGACAAATCCACGTAGTCGCCGAGCTTGAAATACACCGGGTCGGGAACGCTGAACGGAAGGATGATATAATCCTCCTTCATCAGGGTAAACCTGCCTTTAGCCCCGGCATTAATGGGGGTCGAAAATCTTGTCTTACCGGATATGTCTTTGATGTCTACCATAACGCATCCAAAGTTCGCAGATAAAAAAAAGAGTGCCCTATTTTGGATACTCATATACACGACAATAAATCCAATGTCGTGAATTAGGTTCTGTTTGCCGGGTTCGGCTCGTTAAACTTGGCTGAAATTTTTCCGAAAGTCTGGTCAAAACTCTGTGCATAAGCAACGCTTTTCCCAAGATAAATCAGATGATAAATCTCATTACTGTTAGCCGGAACTTGAATATCAACCACACCTTTATACAATTCTTCAAAGAAAGCTTTTTTCTTTGCTTGATAGTCGGATTGGGAATTTCCTTCAATTGTAAAAGAAAGTGTTATTTCCCGTTCATCTATTTTGGGGTCATTGATTATCACACGTTTTCCATGTTCCAACCGGGACTTATTTTCTATAAATTCTTTCATGGGTGATGATGCCCCAAGTACATCAAGAAAGCCCTCCCCCATTCTTACCCCCCATGTTGTGTAGGCGTCTTGGGTATTTATCAATAAATCTGACATAGTTTATAATTTAGATGTATTGTTTTTCACTTCTGCCATATCTTTCTGAATTTGAATGATTGGTTTTACAATAGCTCCTGTATTTTCCGAAATCTGTACCAATTCAAGATAAGATTGTGCTATCAAATCTCGCGTATCATCAGCGATATTCCTTGTTTCCGTATTTATGGAAAGTAGAGCATCTGCTTTTACTGTCAGTAGATTAAGTGATTGAGATTGAATAATATTCTGATTCTTTATCTCTTCTCCTGCAATCTGCAATGCTGTAAACCGCCCGTTCAACTCTTCGCCGGTATCTTGACTCATTGCCTGAAAGCCTTTGGATGAAGCTGACTGCGATGTTGATTCTTGCGAAATTTTATCATATCCGGTTGCTGCGGCAAGCTCGTCACGAAGCTTCATGGCTTCATCCACATAACCCATGTACTCATCCATCAGCTCCTTACGCTCATTATTATCAAGCGTACCATCATCTTTCATGGCTTCACCGAATTTGTCATACCATGTTCTCAGTTTGTCACTAAACTGTTCACCGATGGCATTTGACAGCATTGCCTGCATGAAATATTTGGATATGTCATCAGCAACATCCTCAGCACTCTTCTCCATGTCCATCAGACTGCTTACAAAACTGTCATACATGGAATCGAATGACATTCCGGTCAGACCCTCATAAAGATTATCGGTCAACTCCTCCAGTTTGCCGGCCTGCTCAATATAATCATCAAGTTTATCGGTTACACGTTCACCATAACCACCTTTCCCGGCATTCTGCATCTTTGTCCATATATCAACATTACTACGGAGTTTTTCCATCTCTTCAGGTGTCAGCTCCCATAATGAAGAAGTTCCGGTAAAATTCTTGTTTATGTTCTGTTGAATCCATTTCAAGTCTTCGGCAGACCATCTCATGTAGTATTGCCAGCTCTTATGTGAATTATGGTAACCTGCCTGTTCACGGGCGATATTCAGATAATTGGAGTTCTGCTCTTTCTGGTATTCATAAGCACTTCTATACGCAGCTACGGATTTCGTTCCTTTGCTTGCCTTTATCTCATCTGTCAATGATTCGATAGAAGTCTGTAGCGTCTCGTTACGGTCGGTAAGACGATTAATGGAATCCTGTACCTCCTTTGCATTGCTTCCACTCCAATTAATTACCCCACCTAATGATGTGATACTTGTCAAAGCTCCTTTTATTGTTTGCAAACCACCAGTAACAATAGACATTGGTTTCATTAGGTCTATACTTCCAAGTCCATCCAACATCTCGCCAAACCCGGACATTGTTCCCTCCAACCATTCAGGTGTTTTTGTACCAAGCGTTTCCATGATACCGATAACTTGATTACCGGCATCGACATATTGACCTATCTCATCAACGCCATGATGTAAAATGGTAGTAGCTTCCGATAGCGCTTTCTGTTTGTTGTTTTTTGCGCTTTCAAGAGTAGCCTTTGCATTCTTCTTTTCTTCGTCTGTACCTTCTTTGAGCGTTTTGTTATACGCTTCCTGCGCTTCACGTTGAGCATCAGTGGCATCTTTAAGGGATTTAAAGGAAACAGACATAGCTTCAAAAGGATTGCGTTCTGAAACCTTATCATCAATCCTTTCGATAGCATCTACCAGTTCTTTAAGGTTTTCAGGAGATAAATCCTTTTGAGATGATATAAAGTCTTTAAGGTTAACTTTCAACTTTTTCAAAGTATCAGTAGAAACCTTGTCAAGATTACCAAAGACTTGTTCCCAATTCATATTTTTCTTGAATTGTTCAGCATCAAGTTTGAATATATCTTCATTCTTGACTTCTGTACGCTTCTCAACGCTTCGGTCTATTTGGGCTATTTCACTGGCATCACCTTTGGCTTCCGCTTTCTTACGGGCTTCCTGCAATATTGAAATATCATCATTAAATTTCTTTTCAATGGCAAGACGTTCATCGGCATAAGACAAATAGCGCTCTGCCAAATCCTTATATATTTTTTCATTACTGATAATGGCTATCTTGTATAGTTCATCATAATAGTTTTGCTCATCATCAGACAGCTTTATATCGGTGGCATCAAAAGACTTGCCTTTATTCTTCGGATTAGCTTCCCATGCAGCGCGAGCATCCTCAACTTTCTTCCGCAAAGCATCTTTTTTTTGTCGGTCAATAGCCTGCATCTCCTTTTCAAAGTTGAGTTCCATTTCAGCGATAGTCTTGGCAGAACCTTCATCCATAGCTTTGATTCGGGCTTCATCAACTTCCATCTGCAAATCTTCGGCAGAACGTTGCTGTTCTAATGATTGCTTATCAAGGAGGGCATTATATTTATCAGTCTGCTTACGAAGTTTCTCGGTTTGATTATCTTGTTTGGTTAATGAACTTCCGGTAATACCGCCCAAATTTTTATAGGCTTTTTCAGTTGTTTCTACTCGTTTCTTAGCTTCTTCATATTGCTTTGAAGTAAACTTGGATTTATCCTTTTCTATTTCAGAAAGTTTCTTCTTAGCATCATCCCAGTCTTTCTTTGCTTTCTCATAATCCTGCTTGTAGGTAGTAGGGGATTTCTTTTTAGCCAATGCTCCATTAATTGAAGAAATAACGCTTTCTAAATCCCCACCTTTAACCATCATCCCGTTTACAACAAAACCATTGCGTTTGGATGCAGACGATTGAGCAAGTTTCAATTCCGCTTCAAGCTTCTCTTTAGAATAGTTTTTAAGATTGGATTTGTAAGCGGAAATATTATCATCCAACATGTCTTTCTGATACTTTTTTAAAAGTTCAGAGTTTTTCTCCATTTGCTCACGCACCTGTACGTATGACTGATTACCAGAAAACAATTTCCATATTTCTTTATCAGAATCAGACATATTCTTCCGTAAATCGGAATTATCAAATAGCTGCAAATATCTCCGTTGATTAGCAATCGTTTGTTTTAGAGCATTATAATCATCTCTCCTGCCTTGAACAGAACGCCTTGAATCTTCTTCGTTTATTTTTTGCTTCAACTTCAAGATATCCTCCAACTTTAGCTTTTCAATATCGTATTGTTCGAAAATTTTAGGGTATTCTTTACGAAGTTCTTCTAATGATTTTTGCCGAGTAAGAGTAGCCAAACTCTCATCACGAGCAGCCGTCAATAATTCCTCGATTTTCAGCTTGTGTTCCTGTTCTTTTTTTAATGCTGCATCTTTAATGCCGTTATATTCTTTTTGAGCACGGGCGGCAGCAGTTGTACTGTCAGACATTGCCCACATAGTAGCTGTTAATCCAACAAGCACCGTAGCCAATGCTACATAAGGATTAGTAAGCATAGCAGCATTTAAAGCCAACTGCGCCTTTCTTGCTAATAAACGGGCATTGGTAAGTCCAATCTCCACAAGAGTATGTTTACTTTCGGCAGCAGTAACAAGCATCACTGCGGTCCGGTATGTACCATAAGTAACCACTAATCCAGCCAAGACCTTACCTACTGTTTCATAATTCTGAATCAACGAAGTTGTCATTTGAATACCGTCCATGATAACACTTTCCGACTTAGTTCCCAATTCGTTAAACACGGAATCCAAAGCATCCTGCATCATAGACAACTGACCATTGATAGTCTTTGAAGCATTCTCAGACATATTATAGAACTTACCACCTGCGGAAGTTGCATCAATGAATGCCTGTTGAACCATTTCAGCGGAAACAGCACCTTTGGACATTTCATCTTTCAAAGTTGCGATAGATTTTCCGGTCTTTTCGGAGATAATCTGTAACGGGTTGAATCCAGCGTTTATCATTTGATTCAAATCCTGCCCCATAAGTTTACCCGCTGCTGACATCTGTGAAAATGCCAAAGTCAGCGAATTGAACTTACTGGATTCCCCCATAGAAATATCACTAATGGCTTTCAAGTATTTGATAGTGTCTTCTGCTTGTATGTTAAATCCAAGCATCATCTTTTCTGCTCCAACCATATCTGACATAGTAAGTGGAGAAATCTTAGCCAGCTCCTTGATTTGCGGAATCAGTTGTCCTGCCACATCCTTTCCAACCATAGTCTCAATAGCAGTCTGCATGGATTGAAATTCTCCACGAACACGAATTATTTCAGAACCTAATGCCTTTAATACTCCAGCACCACCAATAACCGCCAATGCTTTTTTCCAAGATATAGCGATACCTTCGTTAGTTTCTACTACTTGTCTCCCATCATTCTTATAAAGTGTATATTCATCTCGGAGTTTCTTTACGGAAAGACGCGCTTCGGCTTGTTGTTGGGTTAATCCAAATAAAGCCGCCTTTTCTTCATCAAGAGCTTTGCGGGCAGCATTGTATTCTTCTAACTTGCCATTTGCTGATAACGGATTCCTTTTCAATGCTATACGATAAGCATCTCCAAGACGTTTTACATCTGCTTCAATATCCTTAACTACCGCTTTTTGAGCAAGAATCTTCTCTGTGAATCCATTCACGACCTGAGAAGCATCGAAGATTTTCCTTTTGAATCCCGTTTCCATCTCTGCTCCAGCTTTGGCTGCATTAGTCACCAACTCATCCAATCTTTGGTTGGATGCAGCAAGTTGGGCATTCAAAGCCTTGAAAGCAGCAGGAGACTGCGTGCCATCCATGCTCATTAACTCCTGCTTTAATTTTGCAATTTCATTACGAAGTCTTACAACTTCTTCCCAGTCACTACCTACCTTAAAATATAATTTCGCCATATCTATTTCTTTTTCCTACGATTAGCCAATTCCTTACCACTGATTCTATTCACCTTCTGACCACCATATACTGCGTGTAATTTATCCCGTTGCATCATCAGCAAATTCCGATAAGGGATAATCTCAAACACTTCTGTATAACTCAGATGCAGCGTGTCAATCAAATGGGCTATCTGCCCGAAGAACGTTGTGTTTCCTACTGTTTCGGTTTTGCTGCCAGCATCGACACGTTCCTCATCGAGCTGACACACTGAAAAGCCGAAATATCCATCATGGAAAAACACACCTCCAAAGCATTCCTAACTTCTTCAAAAGTCCCGTTCTCCAAATTATCAGCCAGTTCCTCACTGCCACAGATGAAACAAGAAATGCCTTTCATCATATCTCCAGTAATTTCAGGAAGTTCTTTAATAGCTTCCATGACATTATCTCCAGTCATGCCGATATTGGAAAAATGATGAATGGCACGACAGATAATTTTAATTGTAGGAGGTTTAATGGTATAAACCATCCCTCCTATCTCCACATTCATGAAATCCAGCCCTAACAAAGCATTAGAAACCGTTTTTGCTGCTTGATTCATATTCTTAAACTAAAAGGGGGAATGGTATATATCCATCCCCCGGTTATCACTCTTGTGCTTTTACCAATGTTATCTCTTTTTTAAGAGTGGTATCAACTTCAGAAGGAGTGGTTTTAATATCTCCTGACTGAGTGACGTACCCCACTTTCGACACTTCATAGTGAACGGTAGCCCCAGCATTCACCTGCTTTGACTTGACCGTTGCACCGTCCAGCTTTACGGTCGCATCGGAAGGAGTAGGTACAATGGTTACTGTAGTTCATGCCTGCAAAGCTTTAATCTGCCCTTCTTCATAGTTATACTCAGAAGAAACACCTTCGATTCCCGATTCCTGCACCAAGCCTTTTACAGCGATTGCAATTGCCTTATCCGTATTGGCTTCACGGGAAACAATACGGCATTTTGGGAAGATGAACCAGACATCATCATCGGTCAAACAGAACAATGCTTTGTTAATGACCACTTTATCCAAAGCACGCTTCCAACCTACATCTTTAGATGTTGCCTGAATAACATCGCCACCCATGAACGCTTTCTTGGTCTTCCAGTCATATTGTCCGATAGAGAAAACGGGCGATACTTCTCCCGGCACATCATCGTAACGGTAATTTTTTCCCGTTAATTGGTTCTTGTACCCAGTGACAGAGGCTTCTGTTTCCTCAATCTGCCACGTTTCCCCGTGTACATTCAAAACCTCATCTTTCGCTTTGATAGCGGCTTGAATCAAAGTCTTTGCGATTTCGGGGGTAATGTCTGCCGTTACCTTATCAATATCGGCAAACAAGATTCTTTTTATTCCTACTGCTGAAATCATAATCTTATAGTTTTACATTTATTACTTCAAATAAAATTCTCACATTCACGTAATGGCATTTCAAAGCTGTATCCGCTTCCGTGCCAATTGATTCGATAGAGTAACGATAGGTTGTACCGTCATAGGTGCTTACTACATCATCAAGCAGCTTGCCAGCCTTTCTTTCAAGTTCGTTAAGCCGGATTGTGTTCGCTTCATTCTCGCTTAAATTGGGTACACATAGATTCACTTCTGCGAAAGCTTTCTTCCAATACTTTCCCGGCTGTTGTTTCTTCGTGTGGATGACAATCCTTTCGGACTTCAATTCACCCGTCAGCGTTTCACCATCAGGCACTATATCTACTCCGAAAGCCTTGCAATCCCGGTAGAGAATGTTTCCTATGTCGGTAGTTACTATCATCTTTCAAATCGTTTTTTACATCTTTCCTCAGTTCTTACTGCTGCACTTCCCGCCACTTCGTAACCTTTGGATTCTACGAATGACGCATAATCAGCTTCGTTTTTCAGAGTCAAGCCATCTTCATTAACCTCATAATCATTCGATTCTCTCAAATGCCCTGTACAGTCCCGATAACTCCCAGTCGCTTTTGCATCTTCAACGAACATCTCCCCCTCTTCCTTCATTCCTGCAATAACTTCTGTTTTACCTTCCTGGAAGAAATCATCGACATCCGAAAAGTCTGCATCTATTCCAACCATATTACTCTATAGGAAAAATAGTTTGTTTCCAAAGGGCTTTTAGCAACTCCTTCACCTCTTATGCTTCCATCGGCATTCAAACAACGAACCTCTGCACCTGCTTCAACCTTTGACGGCTTGTCAAAGACTACCTTGTACTTGAAATCATACAAAGCACCATTGATAGATACTTTCTTTTCCGCACTTACATCATCACAACGGCATTTGCATACCTCCTGCCAGTATTCACCACCTGTACCGGGAATGGGTCTTCCGAACTCATCCTTAGCCATCGGAGTGATAACTTTTACCTGCAATATGTGTGGGGCGAATATCATAAGAAAGTCACTTTAGGTTTGTTACCCAGTTCGTCTTTCAAACCGTACTGTTTACACAGAAATGAATAGTAATCCTTAATGCCTTGAATGTTCCAAGACATAGAAAAACCGCTTTCGCTGATGGAAGTGGCACGAAGCAATAGAGAGGGGATGAACTTCGCAATTGCCACCGACACCCGTGTTTGGCAATCCTCGTTCATCTCACCCCCTCCGCTTATCTTTGCGTTCAGACATATATCGAAAAGGTCAGCCTCCGACAAGTTAACGCCGAAGGTCTGAAACTTCTGTAATATATAATCGTTTACTGTCATGCGTTCATCTCACTCAAATCGAAGTTCACAATCAGGTTCGGGTTCGCAATCTGCGGAATCCATTCGGCTGTGTATTCCAGATAGCGACCATTGCCATCCTTGTAACCTGAAATCAGCATATCGCCATCTGCCTGAGTGTAATTACGTCCCGGTACACCATCCACAGCTTCATAAGGAGTGTGGAAGCGCATATAACCGATTTTATCCTGCGGAAGCAGGGAAATACGACCATCTGCATAAATGGGGATATTCTTACCTGTTTGGTCTACCACATAATCTTCCTTGATTTCAATAGTCGGAAGTCCGATACCCGTAAAAATAGCAGAAGCCAGTTGCGAAGTGATAATCCCGGTGGACATATACATCTCGTTGCCTGTAAGCTGCATCTTGAACTTATCACCGAACTCGCTTGACCCGATGATGTTCTTGACGAATGTGCCACGGCTCATAATCATCTTGGGGAATGTGCCGTAAATAGATTTCAGTTCATTCAGTTTCTGCTGCAAGTAAGTGACGAAATAGTCTTTATCCTCTGTGTCCGGCTTGATAAACTTGAACGGCAAGTCGATGTTCAATAAGTCAATTCCTCCGGCATTGTCGTCCTTGTTCTTCACGCTTGCTGCTCCAGTCATCAACAGAGAGCCTACGATAATGTCCATACGCTTGTGTGGTGCCAGCAATACCTGACGGTAATCGTCATAGATGAAGTCCACGATGTCACGCATGGCAGCCTTCTGGTCTTCCGGTTTGGCAGCATTATACTTGTCTATCAAGTCCTGTAAATCAGACAAGCGGTCGATTGAGATTTGGTATCTATCACCCAAATAGGCGATTTCGCCATATCCCGAACCAATATTCCTACGTTCACGGATAGGCTTTTCACCATAATGGGAGTTGATGGAACCGGCCATCACACCCGTAACCTGACCAATGTAGTCTTTGAATACACGGGTAGTTGTTCTGCGGAAGTCAAGATACTGCCGCCAGTAGATAGTGTCCTTTCTCGTTTGGAGGACACGCTGAATCACTGCATTTACAATGTTCGGGTCATTAAACAATGTCTGAATAGTTAGCATCATATCTTAGTCCTCCTTCCTTTATTTTGTTGCGATTACACCTGCTGTTCTCAAAGACGCCAAAAGAGCATTCAATTTCGTATGTGCATCTTCTTGCCCAGTAGCATCATCCACTTTAACACCCTGTTTTACACCTCCAAGTGCGGAAGCAGTAGCTGCTGCTAATGTAAATTTGTTAGCTTGTGATGCAACACCATCCAATTTAGCTTTATCTTCCTTACTCATCAAGCCATCCTGGCTGGAAGAAGCCTTTGGAATAGATACGGTTTCTTTTTCTTGTCTAACATCTGGAGCATTAAACTGGAAATGCGGCATATTAGCCTTGTCAATATCAGCGAAAGGCATTGCCAGCTTGGTAGGTTCAATTTCAAACGCGCGCATCAGAAGAGCTACCAACACGATACCGTCCTCTACCTGTTTCCTTTCATACAGGGCTGAGTTTGCAATAACCTTCGGAGTAGTTCCGTCTGCTGCCGTTGCTTCATAAAGAACTGTTCCAGCTTCCAAATCCTCCCCGAAGTCTGCCGCCAATGTCAATTTATCGAAAGCCTTGTCAGACTTGTCGATAGCATTAATTGTCGCTCCATGTGCGCCGTTACCCAAGTGCATACCCTTGTAAGCCAAAGAGTTCTTTTTGATTTTCAATGTGGTATTGGAACCTGTTGTAAACTTTTCATATACTTCCACACGGATAGCCACTTGGGATGTTTTCTTCACCAAGTCAGCTGCAATCGGTGTGAATGAGGGCAAGTACGAGCCGACAACGAGGTTGGTTGTGTCCAACTTGTACGGGCCTCTGCGTCTGCGTCCGGTTTCTACGTCGTAGCGTTCTTCCTGCTCAACTTCCGGTTCAAGATTATACTTAAATCCTGCTGCCATAAAATCACTGTTTTTGTTGTTCTACAATTTCTTTAGTGTCGTCTGCAATCATTTTCGCAAACGCCTGAGTCTCATTCTCCAGTTCTTTTTTTGCTGTATCTGGAGGAACTACACCCTTAAAGCCATCATTCGCAAACTCCTGCTTCAAGTCCTTGAAGTATGCGTCCAAGTCCTCATCGTCCTTAATGGCGCATCGTTTGGCGTAGTTTTCGGGAATACCATACTCCTTTGCCTTTGCCAAAATCTGCTGGCTACGTGTTGCTTGAGCCTTTTCTGCTTCAAACTGTGTTAGCTTATCAGAAAGGTTCTTGTTGGAGTCAATTAAAGCTTGCGCCCATGCAGGCACATCGTCTTTATTCTCTTCCGTTTTGGTAGTAGTGGTAGTCTCGATTGGCTTACCGTCTTTAAGGTTATGCCTCTTCTCGTAGTTAGTCACTGCCGTTTTTGAAGCATCCCCGGCACGGAAATCACCATAGGAGTTAAGCACGTCCGAAAAACTGATACCCTCAACAATGGAGTTTACCTTTGTCTCGTCCGTTACACCCTCTGCCTTTTTAGTAGCGATTCGGGTTAAGATAGCAGTGTCCACCCCAGCGAATTTCTGTTGTAGCCCTGCCAAGATTTGTTCTAAGATTGTCATACCGTATGAATTTGATTTATAAATTTCTACGGTAAATTTCGTTATTTATAAAGAAGGTGAAAAATTATCAGATAGGTGATACACGACAATGAAACGATTGTCGTAAAATGATATAAAAAAGGCGTGAAACCGAATGGAATCACGCCTAAATATTCTTCTTATGAACTAATCAGAAACCCAACATTGCAGCAGGAGGAATATTCAAAACTCGACATAGCAACCTCGCAATTTTGAGGGTCGGTTCCGAACGTCCAGAAATATAGTCATTCACACGCGATGGACTTATTCCAATCTCACCAGCAAGTTGCTTTTGACTCATCCCTTTCTCTTCAAGGGATAGCTCTATCAATTCCGCAACAGTCGGTTTTTCTATCGGATAATGTTCTTTTTCGTATGCTATCACAATATCGGACATAACTGTAAGCTCCACCGCATTCTTATCATTTGAAGGCGTATTGTCATCAACCAATGGCAGAAGTTCCTCCACTCTCGCCAAAGCAAATTCATACTGTTCTTTCGTTACTTTATTCATACTTCTATCTCTTAAATGGTTGAACAATCTATCTTATCGTAATCTTTATGAGTACCAACCCAGCGAATGAAGACGTACCCAATTGTAAACTTAACAACGACAACCAACCGATAGTTGTTGCCTCTGATATTGAAAACGTAGTGTTGGTTGCCTACATAGTCAGCAGAAAGAAAATCCACTTTAATGTCTGATAGGTTCTTCCATTCAGCTTTTTCCGCTATATCATACCAACGTTCTAAGGCTATGCGTGAATCTTCATAGCCTTTCGTCTCGTAGAACTCTTTCAATTTCTTATGTGATACAATCCTCATACCTCTTTTGTTTGATGCAAAAATATGAATTAATTTTGAATTATAAAATTTTTCCAAAGATTATATTCTACAATATAGAATTTAGCAATAAAAAAGCGGAACTAAATTAGCTCCGCTCAATAGTACGATAAGAACATGAAGTAATGAATTATCCTTTGGAGTTAGGAGACGCTGCATTGTTATTCTTTGCCGCTTGTTCCTCCTTGATTTCTGCAAGCTCCTCTTCTACCCTATCAGCGTTCCCAGCAAACATAATGCCCTCACGTCTTGACCATACACCACCACTAACAGCGGAGACAGCCGTAGTAACCTTATCGTTCAAATCATCAATCATATATGGAACCAGTTCTGTTTCTATGTCAATGGTCTGCGATGCCTTGCTAAACTCGGTTGGATTGATAGAGCCTAAAGCGGAAACAATGAAATTTACTCTCCGCTGCAAGAACTCGCCGATAACCTCACCGTGATTTTCTACCGCCATGTGTGCACCCATGAACATAAAGCGGAAAGCGGTTCCTGATGCTTTGCCTACCCCCTTCAACGTCTCAAAGGATATTCTTGGAGTGTTTGACATATCATAAGCCATATTGGTGAGTGTTTCTGCTTCAAATTTTACGGTATCTGGCACCTGATTCCATGTTAAATATCGTGCACCAGCCCCCTCTCCTTCCAGTTTTACCATTCTATCCTTTGTCTTACCAGTGAACCCTATCACTTCACCAATTAATTCCAAAATGGGGAAAAAATGATAGTCGATACAATCAGCATAATTGGATAACAGTTTCTCCAACCGGACCCGGAAAGTCTTAATCTTCTTGCAATAAGGTTCAGGACGATAAGCATAGAGAACCGGTAGTTTTGGGAATCCATGAGCAAAAGGAGTTCTTTCTTCATATCCTTTAGACAAATCCCATTGATAAACCATTTTGTCCGTGATAGTCATAAAGCAGATGACCTCCGAATCATCCATGAGCTTCTTTTTATACTCACGTGAGAAAGCAATCATTTTACCTTCGTCGTTAAAGAACGGGTATAGCTTATCACCTCTGAATGGAGACCATAACACGCTTTTCAGTTTCTTGGTGGGCTTGACCTTCCCCCCGAAAGAAGTCTTTATTTTCTTCCAAAACTTTGCCCAAAACGAATCATCATCGGTAACATACCAATATTCTGCCGCTTCCTGTTCGGAGAGCCAGGCACGGACAATCTTCTTGTTTTGATATTTGATTTTATTAGACTTGAATACAGCCTTTACCGCATCCAGCAGTTTTTTTTCATCATCATCGGTTGGAGTGCAATCCATAGACGGTTCTGTGCCGACCGTGAAAGCTGTTTGAATGTTCACTATATCCTGTTCCAATGGAATGGAGATACGGTTCACCGGTTCAGTCTTATACTTTGCTTCGATTTCATAAGTCTTACCAGTTTTTTCATCGAAGTGTTTCTCTGCTTCTTTTTCAAGAACCTTTCTGTCCGGATACTTCTTTTTGTCAACCATAATTTCATGGCGTTCCGGATTCCAATCGTCCCAAAGTTTACAACAGTCGGGAAGTTCAGTCTTCCTACCTTTCTTCAGGTAGTTTATCTTCTGCCCGATGTCAGACAATGCTAATATTTCTTCTAAATTCAATGGCATAGTTTATATTTTTAATGTGTGAATATTCCTGTTAAATCTTTCGGCTTCTGAATTTTACCAAGAAGCTCACCCAATACATAGTAACGTACAGCATCTATTCCGTGATTGTCATGGTCTTCCGGTTCGTTGATATAGTTCCCATCCTTATCCTTTGCCCAGACATAATTTCTGTACTCCCTTTGAAGGTTGTAAGAACGCTTGGTTATGTAAATATCCATTCCCTGCATCTTGTCAATACCGGCATTGATAGAGCCTTGCCCTTTCTCTACCGGGTAAATCTTGATACCTCCGTTATGGATTTCCTGAATAAGTCGTGGGTCTGCACTGTCAGCTATCACCTTTAGATTCCACGGACGGAGAGTCTTAATTATATCCCCAGATAGTAAACCTGTACGGTAATCCACTTCGTCCAAATATAGCGCATTGTCTATGATTCCACATCGGATAGCTGCTGTAGGGTCGTTAGTATAACCAAAATCCAGCCCAATTCCGACCCTCTTACACCACATCGGGAACTCATCCACAATACCCCATTTCTTGAACACAGCACCCTCAGCCACATCAGCCCAACGACCGATAACCACATGAGCATATTTCTCCGGGGTCTTCTCCTTCATCTCCTCGACTTCTCTCAGAAACTCAGGAGAAAGGTTCTCGATATTGTCGAAATATGTCGTATGGATATGAAGGACATTCGGATGAGTGGAAATCTGCACCTGCACACCATCAATCTCTACCAGTTTATGAGTGTTTTCGATGTATTTCTTGTAGATGAAGTGATTGGAATCGCAAGGATTCATAATGATGATAATCCGGTTCTGAATCCCTTTCTTACGGATGGAGAGCATTATCTTGTCGAACTCATCTTCGCTTGTCCACTCTTCCGCTTCATCGCAGACGAAAGTCGTAATGCCTTGAATGGATTTCAGTTTTGCTGTCTGGTTCCCGGAAGAAGTCTTGATACCCCGGAACATGATACGGCTCTTAGTCATCTTATTGACTATATCCGTCTTTGTGGTCTTGAAATATTTCGTGGTACCGTCCAAATCTATCTTCTCCATCATTTCGGGGATGATAGACATACCGGCAGAAACCATCGTGTAACGGGTGTAAAGAATCTGATGAACTATCTTCTCTACGGGAGTCATTTCGAATGTCAGCCGTTCTATGAAGGTAGAAGCATTGAAAGACTTTCCGCTACCACGCCCACCGGTGATAAGAATTATAAATTTTTCCTTATCCTCATATAATGGATGGTAAATTTCTTGAGGTACTATCATTTCAGCTTGTCTTTAATCCAAGAATCAATGTTGATGCCATGCTCTATATCTGTTGGAATATCAGCGTCTTCATCTTGTTTGCGCTCAATCTTTCTCCAATCTTCATCATGGTGGTACAGCCAAACGGACATTGCTTGCAAATTAGGAGCCAACTCGCTTTCGCTTACTTGTAATTCATCTTCGCCCGTCAAATTCCCTTCTGAATCACGGAGCTTTCTTACCACGGTGCTTTTGGTTTTTATGCCACCAAGCGCCATTGCAAGGAATTTAGCCCTTACAGTGGCATTGATTGTCGCGCGCCCACGCGCTAAGACTTCGGATATTTCGGTGTACTCACTTTTCTTTTCGCAGAATGTTTGAGGCAAAATCCCTATGGCATAAGCAATTTCCTTGTCAGTGAATCCCTTTTTGGCATAAGATTCCACGAGAGAAAGAAAGTCCTCGCTTGTATAATCAAACTTAGGCTTTCTTCCTCCTTTACCTTTTCTGTTTTGAGATTCACTATTATTCATAAACTTATCCGTTACTTAAAGCAAATTTCCCCGTTCCAATCCTTTTATTTCGATTAGAGAAAAACCACATACCTCTTTGCTTCATAGATGATTCAAACGCATTTATAACACGTGCAGCCCTTGGATTATTTCCATAACCCTTTTGAGTTGTACGAGCCTGCGCCTCTAATCTCCGAAATTGTGCACTTAATTCATTCAAACTTTTCCTTCTGACTCAATCTTCTTCTAAATTTAATTAATCAATCCTTTCTATTTGTTCATCAAATACTTCTCCCTTTATGAACTTCATATCAGGGTCATACCCGAACCTTTCGCAGAATGCGGCTTTAGCTTCATAGGTATCAAAGGACAACATCACATAGGCATCCATGTTCTCGGCTTGCTTCTGTGCGTTTTCTTTCACCTGATGCTTGACCTCTTTCATGTGGGCAACCTTTTCGGCACGTTCCAACTGCTTGGCGGCTTTATCGGCTTCTTTCTGTTCGGAAACTGGGACCATCATATCAGACAAAGCATCCGCAATAGAGTTTTCCTCTTCGGTCTGCAAAAGATAGTCGACACCAATCATATTCAAGTCTGCATCGGTCAGACCTGCATCTTTCCAGTCAATATCAGGAACAATACGGGCAAGAGCGTCAAAATCCCATGTACCTTGTGCATTAGGGTTGTTCATTAGAATGTTTAACTCCTTTTCCTGCTGCTCGTCCACGTCTATGACATCGACACGAATACGGTAGTCGTTATCGGGAAACTTTTGCAATTCGTCCATGACAGACAAACGCTGGTGCCCGCTGACTACGGTAAGCCCGGTACGCTTATTCACAACTATTCCACCTACCAATCCGAATTTCTTGATGCCACGTTTCAGTGTCTTACGTGATTCATCAGATAGTTTTCGGGGATTATAATCCGCAAAGTGAATGGCAGAACGATTAAGTTCCACCGATTCACTCTTTATGTATTTTGATAATTCCATATTAGCCGTTGCTTAAACCCATGTATTGCCTATTCGTAAATCGTTTAAAGGCCATTCCGGGAACATTTCCAGTTATTTTTTCAATATTTTTAGAATATCTTGTAGCCGCTCCACGCACTCTATATATTCTATTCTGAGCACGTTCATTGGTTGCCATTCTTCCTATAGAATCCAATATTCTATCCCTTTGTGAAAATATTTGTGCAATAGATTTTCTTCTAACTCGGCATTCCTCCTATTAATTTTGTTGATTATGATACTCCCAAAGCACTCTTTCAGCCATCGGGAAAACTTTGTAAATTCTCTGTAAATCCTGCGGGTAATTCTTCTCCATCCAAAGCATACAATCAAGATTGAAACCTACTCCCGAACTGGCTTTCAATGAATACCGAACTGGTTCAGGTAAATTGTGCTGCCTCATATAAGCAAGAATATCCTTTTGTGTCCAATCAGCCAAAGGATAAACCATACCGTTATTCTCGTAACCGTTTACCTCATACCCTTTCAACATAAGCCTACGATTCATACCATCAGCTTTTTTCATGCCCAAGAATGTATAATAAACTCCATGAGTAAGCTGCATAGCCTTTACCACATCTGCCAACTTCAATAGCTTTACTTTCGGATTTGGCACACAATACATACCGCCACGGAGAATATAAGTAAGGTTCCAATGTGGTACTTGAACAAACTCTATCTTCGGATACTTGGCTTTAGTCCAGTTTATCCATCGGTTAATGTGCTCCAAATTCTTGACAAAGTACATGAACACACAAACAATCCGGTCAAACTTCGGATAGATTAAATCAAGCAGAACAAGCGAATCTTTACCAAGTGATAAAAACAGTAAAGCCTCATTCGATTTTACCCGAATGAGGTCTATATAACGGCTCGCTTGTTCTACCTTGTTCATAGCTAACCACCACTTAAACCAAATGAAGTACGAAGGTCACTATAACGCTGTCTGCGCGACCCCAACTGTGATGTACCAGCTTCACCGCCACGTCTGGCAACCAATCTACCACCAGCCCCGGCACCGTTCATATTTCTGCGAGGCCCGGCTACTCTGTTAATTCTTCTTGCGACTCTGCTTTCTAATTTTAAAAGTTAAACAAATCAATCTATATGTTTTTCTAATATCTTACCCAAAGTATAATCCATTTGTGCAGCAAGATATTCTTCGCCTTGATGTGAGACAGAAACGTCAAAAACCCGCCAGGGTCAGTCCAAAAATTGTTTAGGGACATTCATTAAATATTACAAAATCAGCCAACTAATTCATACACAAAGTATTGCGAATTAGTTGGCTTTTTTG